TCTAGTGCCTGAAGGAAAAGGTAACCGCATACGCATAATTTCCTGATTTTCAGCATCTAATTCATAGTTCCTGTCAACAGTCCAGTATTCACCAGCTGCTTCACAAGTTGCTTGAGTTGTATATGAGGTGTTGCTACATTCACCAGTCCATCTTTCGGCTGTAAAAGCCCAAGTGTTTCCACTTGTATGTCCTGTTGTTGCAGCGAAGGTTACAGCGACGTCTCCTTCTAAAATTTGACTAGAGCCTGTCATTGCTACGCTAGTTGCTTTCCAATTAGAACCACCATCCCTAGACCACTTAAACGTGTTAGGAGTTCCTGTACTATCAATTTCTACTTTATAACTTCGTCCAACTTCACCTGACGACGTATTTGCGTTGTAACCAGTGATTGTTAAGTCATTTAAGCCTGAACCCGTGAAGGTATCATTATTAATACAAGCTGTTTCTGTAGTTTTTGTTGAAAGTGAACATTGTGCACTACCAGAGCTCAATAGATAGTAATTGTTACTATCTGCGAGGTTTAATTCGACGGTTGATTTATCCGTCTTTGAGCTATCACGCTCAAATAATTGTAAAACTTCCGAAATAGGAAGCTCTACTGGAAAGAGAGAAGTTTCACCTTTGACTGTATCAAAATATTCTGTCTTTGCCGTACTATAGTAGTCTATAAAACTACGACCACAATAGGTTTTTATAAGTGTACTAACCTGGGATTTTAAGTTGTTTATAGTCGCATCACGTGTGCTACTACTTATTCCTGCATATGTTTTATAATCACTTACTGTAACTAAATCTGCCATTCCTTATTCCCAAATACTTGTAAAAACCAGCGGGTTGCCCCGCCAGTTTTAATACTAACTTATGCTATTAGCTAGCTGCTGTTAAGATTAAAGCCATTGAAGCTTTACCTGCTGCTCCAGCCTCTTTAGCTATAAAGCCAAAGCGACGAGTCGCAACAATTGCTCTTTGTTGAGCAACTACGTCAGTAGCCATCTCAATTGTTAAGCCTCTATGATTACCAATTAGGTAGTTAGAAGGGTTAACTAGAATACCAAGCGCTTTAGCTGCAGCTGCCGCTTCAAAAGCGTCAGATACGATTAGCGGGATACCCCATAGTTTACCAAGCTCACCAGTTAAGATTGTAGCGTTATCACCGTACTTATCGACAGTAGTAACGTCACTATCAGTTACTAAACTGTAGTACTGTGCCTGACTTACAAAACAAACTAGGTCTGCAGGGTTCATGCCCCACTGTCCCATGTTTGTACGAGCTGTGTGAAGCTCTGCTTTTATAAACAAGTCAGTTGTACTACCAGTAGTTACGTTGTTACCAGAGTGACCACCAGCTAACTCTTCTAATTCAGTAAATGGTGCTGTTTGACCAGTACCTAGAATTGAAGCATCAGATGTGCGTGCCATTCTACGAACGATTGCGTCACGAACTATACCTGCAATAGGTATAATTGAGTCTTCATCTTCTTCGTAACCTATGTACTCACGAGTCGCAAGCTTATGAGCGGTCAGTGTGACCTCTGTTAAGCCGTGCGCCGCTACTGCACCTGAAGAAGCATCGTTAAATGCTGTACCAACTGCATCACCATCATTTAGGTTACCAGTTGTTACCCAAGTAGCATCCATTCCAGTATCTGGATTGAATGGGAAGTTCATCACGCGTGCATTCATTGCCATTTGCTGGAATACAGGTTCAACAACTACACGATTTTGAATACCACTAAAAATATTGCTATTCCAAGTAGTTTCCCAATCTGCATCTGCCCAACGAGTTGATTTCTCAATTAACTTCTTACCGAAGTCTAGTTGATCAACGCTCTTACCAGTAATTTTTGAGGTAATATACGCAGCGTTAAGTTCATCTTCTGTAGGCTCATTTGCGCCTGCTTCAGAAAAACTCATCTTTGACTTAGCTAGTGAAGCTAACTCATCTTTGTTATTTTTAAGTTCAGTTGACATTTCTTCTATTGCTTTCGCATAGTTGTCATCACTGTCTTTAATTTTTTGCTCTAAAGCCTCAACGACTTTTTCAGCTTGGGTTTTCCCAATTTTTATACTATCTAGTTCAGCTTCAGCCTTAAGGGAAGTTGCCTTCTCAGCGACTTCTGCTTTATAAGCGTCTACAGCAGCTTGTGCCGTTTGCTCCATAGTCTCTTGTATTTCTTCTTGTGTCATGTTAATGTCCTTAAGAATATTATCCTGAGAAGTTTTCTTCTCAATTATGTTAATATCTACTTCTTCTTTTACAACTTCATCAGTAACAACAGTAACTGTTGCTTCAACTTTTGAAGGTGCATAAGATTCTTTATAAGCTTTATAGGCTTCTTCTGAATCAAATGCTTTTGCTAAAGAAAAGGTAGAATTCTGATTTGCAGGTACAGAAACTACACTTATTTCATATAAAGATAAATCTTTAATGAAAAAGGTATCTTCTTCCCTGTCGTAGTCTGCATCTTTAATGCTAAAGCCTACACTGAACGTCTTTAAAACGCCATCTTTAATTAGGTTGTACACCTCACCTGCAGCTTTGCTTATTTCAGCAACGATTTCCAAGCCCTTATCAGTCACACTGTGACTAACAGTCGTACCCACTGGACGTGAGTAATCATGGAAAGCAAGAACAATAGGATTCTTTAAATAATCATCCATAGCTCCCTTTTCCCAAGCTTCTTTAACGATAACGTCGCCCGCTCGGTCTTTGGATACAGTATTCGCATAACCTTTAATTGTTAAAGGAGAGTTGTCATCAGACTGCTCTTTTTCAACAATATCAAATAATGAGTTAATTTGAAACTTTTTATTCATCGTCTCCTTCGTCCTCTTCCTCTTCATCCTGAGTCGGTCGCCCGCCCTCTGAAGGGTTGCCTGCACTACCTGCCACATTGGCTGGTATGCGTATATCGTCATGACCCTCTATCTTTTCTAATCTTAGGGCCTCTCTAGCTTCGTTAGGAGTAATTACTCCCCCGTTGACTAAAGTGCTGTAGTATTTTGCTTTTTCATCTAACTCTGGCTGTAAAGGCGAGAGGTCTTCTAGTACTGCTGCAAGGTCATAACCAAAATATCGTTCTAATCCACTAATTACTTTTCTAACTAAAGGTAGAACGGTTTCTTGATACATCAGTCTGTGATTAGGTCTAATATTTGCATTGTTTCCACCTTTCAATAATATGGATGGAATACCTAAAACTCTAAGGACTGTATCCTCTAAGTTTTTCACAGACTCTTCAAAATCTAACTCTCTGAAATTAACATCAGACATACTATCTATCTCTAAGCCACCATCTAAAACTAACGGTCTGCGACCGCCACTTTTAGGATTGTATCTTTGTGCCCAAGAGTTAATTAGCCTTTCTTTAACCTTAGTACTAAGAGTATTTGGACTCTTTAATACAAGGCCTGGTACCGCTCCATTTTTGAAGAAAGTACCTTGAAAATCCCTCATGTTGTACAGCAAGTTCATCGTATCCCTTGCTGCTACTAATCGAGATGTACCTCGATAGATAGATTTTGATGAGTTATCTTGGATGTGAATAATTTCTTCAGGCTTATACTTAATGTCGCTGTATTCATATCCTTTAATAAATGTTTTCTTATCTGGGTGTATTACTACATTGCTCGCAGGTAAGTGGTATAAATGCACACCATCATAATACATAAAACAGTTACCCTCTAATAGCATATCTAGAAAGATTTGTCGCCTAAAAGCGTCCGCATTTTGGAACGGATTAGGCTGTCTATTTAGTAAGGTAGCTAACTTTTTATGTCTAATAGTCGCTATACCCGGAAATGCTTCTTTGTCGCCAACATCCACACCTATCTGTGCTGCAGCGTCAACTATCATGTTCACACCTCGATTAACTACTTCCAGTTTTTCAAATGCCCTTTCAAAGGGTACTGAAAAGTGTTGAGCGCTAGTTACGCCTTCTCCATCAGCAATTCGAGGTTGTGCAGGGTTTAACTTACGTAAACCCAATCTATCTAACATTCCCATACTCTTTTTCTCTTCTTTTGTTAACCCAGCGTTGTTGCTTGGGGCCAGTAATTAAAGAAGGCTTCTTCCCGTATATCGAGTGAAGTTTTAAGTGATGCGTATGACAGAGAGTAACCGTATCATCATAAATTTCTTTGTGATGCGAGTCGATAAACTCATCTCTAATACCCATCATATCTTCAGCCGTCAATATAACGAGGTTCTTTTCCTTAATCCACTTATTAAGAAGTTCTGTTACACTAAAGAAGTGGTGAAAGTCCAAGTCCTCGACTCCGCCACAGATGTAACATTCTTCGTCTTTTATGTATGCACTCTTTGCGCGGTCTCTAATGTATTTTATTTTATCGCGTTTAAGTTCACTCATAAAGTAATTTTCTTACAATTTTTCTGTATTTGGATTATTATATCAAACTTATAGCTAAAAGTCAAGAGGAATTTTTCGCTGGTGGTAAGATTGTTTTGCTGTACCCGAAAAATTCGTCTACTAAACTATAATCAAAAAGTTATTTCGGAAGCTACGAAAGTATAGAGCGCATAGCGTAGAGCATCCGACATATGAGAAGCCATGTTATGTACAGGTTTCTCTGTTATCAAGTTAACATTAGGATTCCACTGGTACTGGTCCAATGCTACAAGTGTATCTTTACATCTTTGGTCAACGATTAACCTATTGTTATCTATAATAGTAGCGACTGATGCGATACCATCTAGTACACTCTTAGTAGCATTTATAGTTGAAATATCGTATTCCTGCGCCAAATCGAATCTCATCTGCTGAGCTGCAGAGTCAATATAAATGGCATCAATATCCCACTTATCTATTAGTGCTTGTATTACTACTGCATGTTGCTCAGTGGTCTTCTCTGCTTCCATGTAATCTTCTAATAAGTAGTATTTCTTCGCATCCCAATCATACCCAATTACACAAAATGCAGTAGGGTCACGGTAACCTACGTCAAGCCCCGCAAATATTTCAAATTTAGAAGTATCTAATTCTTCCAAATTAGCAATACATTCTTCGGAATTGAAGTCCCACACTTGACCTTCAAAAGTATTAAATTCTGCTAGATACTCTTGACTAAATTCAGCTTTAGACATAGCTGATTTAGCATCCTCTATATCTTTTGCACTAAAGCGAGGATTTTCATGATAAGAAGCTCTGATAGAAACCCAATTATCGTATTCATCGCTAAAACCCCTTTGGTAGAATTCTGAGAACCAGTTATTCCGTCCACGAGGAGTAGATATAAAAATACATTTACTTTGGGGCTTGTCTAGAGTAGGACGAAGTGCAATATTGAAAGCGTCTTTACCACTATCTCCTAATGCCGCTTCATCAAATATAATAAGGTCATAACTCCTACCAACGGTACTATCGACTTGATTAACTGATCCCATTCTGATAGTACTTCCATTAGTTAATTCTATTATCTTATCTTTTGCGTTATCCCTCGCTACTTCTAAATCAAAGTGTTTAATTAAATTCCTTTGTAAATCAAAAGATATTTGCGAAAGTGCATAATTTGGACTCATTATTAAAACATTAACATTAGGTACTAATGCTACTAACTGTCCAATAATGTTGGATATATATGTTTTACCTTGTCGACGAGACAATGCACACACAACAAACCTATAGTCTGGTGAGTTAATTGCATTTATT